AGAATTTTGGACAAGATTACATGTGTATTTCTCAGTACAATTATAATCCACCAAGGCAAGGTCAAATATTTTCAGATAAACCACTAGAAAATTACACATACGGAACACAAAGAAAAAGTCCTTTAAAAAAACATGTTGGCACAGTTAGAGTACCGATGCCTAACAACCTCACAGACAGCAATAATGTCAGCTGGGGATCTGATGTCATGAATAATCTCTCTGCAGCAATTGTATCTGGATACACTAATGATCCAACCCGCGTTGCCTTGGGTGCTATGGCTGGTGGAGCACTCAGTGGACTCACTGGAATTCAAGGTCTTAATACTCTTGGTGCCTTGGTGGGGATGACTCCTAATCTTAGCGATAAAGAAGGATTCATAAATCAAATAAAAGATATTGGAACTCAAGTAACTCAAGGCACTTCAGGTCTTACAATTTCATCTGCTCTTGGATCTAGAATTCTTTCAATGGCAGGTGTTGAGGTTTCACCAGAGGCATTGCTTTCTAGAGGAATAGGAGTTATTCCTAATAGTAATATGGAACTTCTGTTCAACGCTCCAACATTAAGAGAGTTTCAATATAGTTGGCAAATGAGTCCGAGAGATGAAGATGAAGCGGAACAAGTAAAGAAAATTATTAGATTTTTCAAACAAGGAATGGCAGCAAAAACACTTGCAAATACGGCAGGTGATAGAACTCTTTTCTTAGGAACTCCTAATGTGTTTCAGTTAGAATTCAAAACACAAGGTAAGGAATTAATTGAAGGTGTAAATAAACTCAAAACATGTGCAGTAACTGGAACTTCTGTCAACTATGCTCCAGGTGGAAGTTGGTCTGCATATGAAAGAGGGCAACCAGTCAGCACAGTGTTGACAATACGAGTTCAAGAACTTGAACCAATCTACGCTACAGACTATCAGGAAGATGTAATCGGTGGCAGAAAAGCAGGTTTTGGTTACATAGAACGAGATGGTTCAATAACTTCTGGAGACCTTTATTCAATTACAGATTCTCAGGTAGGATACTGATGGCATACTTTAACGAATTACCAAACATATCTACAGTTTCACTTCTTAAAGATAAGTCTAGAAGTGATGAAAGAATTCTTGTAAAGAACATCTTTAGAAGAGCAAAACTTAGAACTGATGTTGATAAGGCAATCACTGCATATGATTTTTATGTGATCAAAGAGGGTGAAAGACCTGACATTCTTGCAAATAAATTCTATGATGATCCAGAATTAGATTGGGTCATTTTGATAGTCAATAATATCACAAGCATTAGAGATGAATGGCCTCTCAGCAATAATGATCTTAATACTCATATGATTGATAAGTATGGATCAGAATCTGCTTTAGCAGAAGTCCATCACTATGAGACAAGAGAAATCAGAGATCAATACAATAGAACTGTTCTTGAAGCTGGACTTGAAGTGGATCAAAACTTTGTCTTCTCATATACTCCAATAGGTGGAGTAACTCAAGACATTTCCGCTGCAGGACCAGTCTCAAACTATGAGTATGAAAGAACAGTAAATGATGCGAAGAGAGTTATTCGTATACTGAAAGAAGAATATGTCGGTGGTTTGGTCAGTGACATGAGAAGCATGATGAAATATGAGTCTTCATCACAATTCTTAGATCGAACAACCAAAGAAACTTACAATCCTAAAGATTTTGGGATATAAAAAAACCCTCCTTTCGGAGGGCGTAAAGGTCAGGAGTTGACCAGTTTAGCAAAGTAGTTGAGAGAATCATCCTCGTCTTCATTGTTTGAAGGAGTGATGTCTGGGTCGTTGAAACCGCCGCTGCTAGAAGTAGTTTCGGGTTCGGAGTATTCTCCACGACGCTCACGCTCCCACTGTGCTTCTTCTTCCTGAGTCTCAGGATCTTGCATCTTAGGAACACCACGAATACCAAGAGTGTAGTCAAGACGCTTCTTCAGATCATCGTAGGACTTGAAGTTCTTAGGATCAAGGAACTCATTGAGATCATGGAGATTGTTGTAGATCTTCTCCAGTTTGTCGTCATCATCAAAGAGTGCAGAAGGACGAGCAAACTCACTGCTGTCGTAGTTCTGGTAACCAGCAACCTTACGGATCTTGAGTTTGAAGTTAGCACCAGTCCAGAAATCAAAAGGATTGATGGGTTCTTCGTCAGCGAACTCAGGCTTCATTGATTCCATGATCTTGTCATGGATCTTCTTACCATACTTATAGAGGAAGACTTTGCCTTCGTTATCAGGATTGGCAGGGTCGCTAACGACAAAGATGTTGCTGTAGTAGGACAGTTTACGCTTTTGCTTACGTGCTTGCTCTTTACCAGCGTCGGTGCCGTTGTTCCAGAGTTGAGAATTGTATTCAGAGATGGGGCATTTCTGTCCCAAAGTAGTCAAAGAATTCTCGATAAACCATCCACCGGGACCTTGGAATGCATGAGTGTAGACTCGTGCCCAAGGCAGTTCATTACCTTCTGCTTCGGGAAGGAAACGAATGACAGCGTAACCGTTACCAGTCTTATCGACTGATGGTTTCCAGATACGCTCGTCTGCACCGTTACCTTTTTCGTTGAGCTTCTCGACAGACTTAATCAGTTTGTCAGTAAGGGAACCAGTGCGGGATTGCTTTTTAAGATTTGCGAAAGACATAGGATTGATTGGATAATTAGGATGTGTTTAGATGTGTTTGGATTCGTTGGATAACGACACGCTTATTATAGGACGAGTGCCCTTACGTGTCAAGTGTTTTTTCTAGTTTTTGGATAGTGTGATTAAGTTGTTCAAAGAATTTATCCATGCCGTCGATCTCGGAGTAACCGAACATCTTTGCTGCTTCAACCACCTTCTCCTTGATTTTCAAGGCATCGGGGTCATCCGACAGAGAGATACGGAAAAAGAAAATCTTTTGCTTCTCAAGGAATGTCTTGAGTCGTCTTAGATGATCTCTTCTTTCTTCAACACTATACTTACCAAGGTTCATTAGATCCATGGTAAGTTCTTGTTGTAGTTCCTCAAGTTCTAAGACTGTATCACGAACTTGATCGGAGTCAAAAAATCTCATACTACCTGCTCTTTAAGGATCGACTTGTACTTGTTCACATTAATATTTAGGAAAGGTTTATATTTCTTTATCTTAAGACTGACGGTTTCCCAAACCGGATCTTCTAATTTTTTATCGAAGTTCTTCACGTATTCTAGAATGATATCTAGAATCACCATGGTCTCAATAGATAAAGCACCCTGCAGATATTTCTTCAATATCTCAGGGTGTGACTGTCCCTTGATAGTGAACAGTTGTTGGAAGTTTTCTCTGTTGACAAAGACTTCTACCTCAGTTTTAAACATATAACTCATAGTCTGGGAGCGTTTCATCCAAGACTTTAAGTTATCCTCACCGCTGGATATGATCTCTCCAATCCACAGTCGGTCAGGGTCATCGCATTCAACAAAGTTTGCTAAGAAGTAATCTTTGATCTCTTCATCAGTCTTCTTACGCGACATCCGCTCAAAGAAATAACGATCCTTACGTTTGTTATATGCTTGAACGGATGCTTTAGATTTACCACCATACTTGAAGTAGTTGTAACTTTTCTTGGTGAAATGATTTTTGAATGCTAGGTATGTTTTGTATACATCAATCGGTGTCATCTTCAATTCTATCAAAACCCTCAATTTGTTCTGCCATAACTTCATGCTCACCTTTGATGAGATACCAATGGTGTCCTGCACGTTCACCAAGATACTTTAATTCTTTATCAATCCATGCGTTCTCACGCATTGCTGCTTGAATTTTATAATGTATCAGTTCACTTTTAGAAATCATAATGGAAGTTTTGCTCTCGTAGTTTTCTTCAGGAAGTTAAGTTGAGTAGCATCATACTTAAGTTTTTCCTTCAATGGTTTTGATATCAGTTTACCAACAGATTCCATCTCGATCTTGTTCTCTTCACAAAACGTGAGGATAGCATCGATGTAATTGAATTTGTATTCCTTGACCAGACTCTCAACCTCTTGTGCAAACTTTGCTTGGCACAAGAACTTCTCCTTGATCAGGTCATCAACTTGGTTCTCCATATTCTCCTGTTTTGTAATCGACGAACTTTTTGATGTACTCTGTGAGAAGTTTAATATAGTAACTCTTGTTTGTTTTTTCATAGACTTTGCATTCTCCGTTTTCGGCAACCATAATAGTAACAAGTTTTTTGACTGGGATTCCAGTCATTTCAAAATACATGCAAGCATAAGCAGTCTCTTGCACGAAATAATTTTCAATCCATTCCTCGGGTTTAATCTTGGTCGAGGTCTTAAAGTCGATGACTGCTAGTTCTCCGTCGTACTCTGCTATGCAGTCTACTCGTCCTGCGAGACCAAGATAGTCGCTATACAGCGACTGTTCTATAACATGTATGTTATTTATACGATCCAGATCTTTCTTCGCTGATAGAAGAAGAAACTTCGTAGCAGGGAGCATTTCAATGTCCTTGATAGGAACATTCTTAATGTATTGTTCTACTGC